GCTATAGCCAAACTGTTCTGCCAAATTACCTATAATATCGCGTCCAATAGCCATACAAATTCCTTAACTTAGTTGGCGCATGACAATATCATGCAGGCCTTTATCTTCTTTAACCTTACCACCCGCTTTAAATATTCCAGCTTGACGTCCTAAACCATATGCACCTACACCAGCCGTACCTAATCCAGCAATTTGAGAAAAAGCGCTAGGAGCCGCTTGATATTGTTGTGTAGTGGCTTGTTGTAAAGGTAAACCACGAGTCAAAGAGCTCATTAAAGATAATTGCAACTGAGGGTTTTGTTGTTGCAGGGCATAATTCTGAATAGCCTGATTAATTTTTTGTTGTTCAAGGGCTTGTTGCTGTGCACCAGCTTGGGACTGTAACCCAATAATACCTTGCTGGGCTTGTAGTTGTTGTCCACCCATTTGACCTAAAGCAGTTCCAGCACCAACGGCTTGTTGATAACCTTGTAAACCTAAATTAGCTCCAAACTGTTGTGCTTGTTGTGCGGCTTTAAATGCTTCTTGGCTACCTTGAGCTTGAATATTACCTAGTTGAGTTTGAAGATTACGATTTCTTTCTTGTTCAGCTAATATTTGTCTTGCGCCACCATAAGTACCTTGACGAACGGCGCCTAAATTAGAACCAATATTTTGCATTTGAGCGCTACGTAACGCCTCATTCTTCTGAACATCCACCACGTTCTGCATATAGGGCGACATAAATGCTTGTTGAGCATATGGATTCGTTGCCATTTGATTGTATTGCTCTCCAGCAGTTAAAGCACCAAGACCACCTAGTGCTTGATAACCTGTGCCTAAAGCATACTGACCTGGAACTCTTAAATCTGCCGTTTGTTGAAACGCCCGTTCTTGCATTGGGCTAAATGGGGCTACTGCAGATTGAGCTTGTTCTTGGGCTGTATTAGTAATCTGACCGCCAGGACCTACTGTGGCACCATAAGGTACATAAGGCTGAAAACCTACAATATTGCCGGAATCGTCGTATTTATAAGCCTGCTTTTGCGCAGCACCCAACATAGCTTCTACGTAAGGTTTGGCATATTCTGGGATGTTTGTATTAACAGTTGTATTTTGTTGAGGGGCTGGAGAACCGCCACCACCTGAGCCACCACCAAAAGGAGTACGTCTACCTTCCCAGGTCCACCCGCTGTGTTTTGATCTTAATATGCTCATAGTTTTACTTCCACTAAAGTAGTGCGTTCTTCAAACCCATACCGCTTCCATAATCTGGCTATAGCAGGACGAGCCATTCCTTGAATCTTTGTTGCTCCAGCAAGTTTTAATATGTTGCTCATCTGTTCAAACGTATCTTTATTAGATATTAATTTTCCGCCAATAAGCGTTATAAAAGCGACTCGGTTCTTAGGATAATTAGCAAATGACACCGTTGCCGCTCCATGCACTTGATTACTATCATCTGTAGCAACTAATAACGTCCATAAGCCCGAAGTCAAAAAACCCTGCACATGGGAAATGTCGTAGTTATCGCTCCACTCAGGTACCGGTTCTCCTTTTTCTAACGCTTCTTTTAAATATGTTTCTACAAAAGGCCAAGTCTGCGCTACATAATCAATTCCAACTGGTTGAATCTTTAAATTCATTAGGCTGGCATGTAACGGTTAGCTTTAACTGCTGGGGCTTGCTTCTTTTTACCCGTACGAGCTTTACGTACTTTATCCATCATGGCATACAACTGCTTAGCTCCTGCATCCGTAGACCCATTACCCAAATGAGAAACAACATCGGCAGGAATCACAAACTCTCCATCGGCTAAACGGGCAGGTTGTTTATTAGCAATAGAGGCAGGAATAGAATCAGACATGCCATCACCAGGACCTTTAAGCATTCTGCCGCCATCTGAATATCCTCCTAAAGACGAAATACCACCACGAGCCATGCCAGGATTAACCATCATGCCTTCTTTAAGGGCTTTTTGCATTTTGTCTATAGCGTTACCTCGCCCATAAATATTTTGATACGCTTCAAGAGTTAAACCTTGTGCTTTTGCATCCTCAAGAATTTCAGAAATGCCACCTTCAGCGTAGCCAAGACCAAATAGACCTTTTTGCATATTGCCCTGATCCATGCCCATAGCAGAGTAATCACCGCCTAGTTCATCGTCTACTGAACCACCAACAGCTAGGCGCATAATGCCACCCTCAGCAGCGTAAGTTTTATATTCAGGACGATAGACACCCTCTGGAGCGTAAGTTGGAGTAGAGCGTTCAAATTTAGTTGGATCAAAACTACTCACATAGTCTTCTTTACCAGGTACACCAAATTTATTGCGCTCTGCATCCATCATTCCAGAAAGGGCACCGCCACCAGCAATAAAACCTAATTTTGCATTAGATAGGGCGGGGGCAAAACCAGTAATATTTCCTGGACCTACTGCATTTGCTAAAGACATAGTAGTAGGAGAAACCATACTCGAACCAGCTCCTATACTACTACCTAGTGTAGGCGCAGCAGAACTTAAAGCACTAATACCAGAGCCATATAAAGATGGATTTGCACCTGCAGCAAGAACACTAGATCCGGCGCCTAAAGAACCCCCTGCAGTGCCGCCTAAAGTACCACCTGCGGTACCACCAACAGCACCAGTACCCGCCCCTAAAGTACCAAAAGTAGCACCTGTACCCGCCGCAGTGCCGCCTAAACCAGCACCCCCAACAGCACCTGTACCTGCAGACGACAGACCACTACCAAAAGAACTTGCGGCACCAGCAGACCCAAGAGATCCACTAGCACCAGCGGCTGCGCCAAGACCGGCGCCAAGACCACCACCAGCAGCACCTAGCATAGCGCCTTTAATAGGGTCGCCACCCATAAGGGCAGAAGAGCCACCGCCAACAGCAGCTCCAATTAACATTGCCTCGCCTACACCGGTTCCCATAAATTATCCTTTACACCGTTACCGTTACCGTCCCCACACTAGCTGTGGCTGATACCCCATATAGATAAGAAATATAAGGTACAACAATCTTTAAGTTTTCGCCAACTTGAAATACAGTGCCGTCTGGTAAATTGTACCCTGATGTTGGTAGATTTAATAGCCGTAACCCGTCCAATTGCAAGGCTGCATTGGAGTCGTTTTGCGTAAAGTAAAGCCTTAGTGCCCCAATTAACTGAGCCATGTGCTGTTGGTCGTATTCGACTGGAGCCAGAGGTAAAGCTGGCGCACGGAACCGTTGCATTCCCATTAGCGTTTTCCGTCTGGTCTACCATCAAGCCTAGGACTGCCCAACTGCCACTGAACCCCTAAATCAGTGGATTCAATCTCAATTGCCATTTGACGTGCCCTAGCCCGCATAAATATCTGTTCGGTAAAGACGTCTACCGAGGTCTCAATAACTTGTTCAGAATCTACGTTGGAATAGGCATTGCCTGGAAAATTACGGGGTTTTATGTACATTGTGACCGCAGGCAAAGTGGCAGTCGAGCCAGTAAAACTAAGGTCAGGGATAATCCGCTTAGTCAGGATGAACTGATCCCCGTCTACCAGATCAAAGTCTGAAGACGAAATAAACGAGGTCATTGCCGTGGTGTCGTCATTTAGTCCCTGCTCATGGTTGTAAATAATGCTGTCAGCCGTCATTGAGGTCTGAACTACGAGCTGGGAAATATTAACGGTATAAGTGCCTATCCCACCAGTGCCCGTGCCTAGAGCAGTAATCTTAGTGCCTGTGGCTACGCCAGTACCCGTAATAACTGAACCTACTTGCAAGATACCCGAAGTAATAGCCGTTACAGTGAGAGTTGTACTATTGTTAAGAGAGCCTGTAAATGAAGTCTGTGCAATGGCTTGCGGGTATTGTCTTAGAGACGAATCTGACCACGCAGTGCGGTCTATTGTGCCGTAGTACCAGATCTTTTCTAGGTGGTTGTAGATAACATAGGCATTATTAACGTTGCTGTCTGCCGTTGGATAGAACCACCAGACTTCATTCCATCCTTCATTTGTTCCTGAAACAATCTGGTCGGCTTGATTGTAGTTAAGGTTCTCAAATACGTGGTTTCTTAAAGTACATGGAAGAGTCTCTACTCGTCCGCCATAGGCATAGAACTTATCCTGCCCCATCCAATAAGCCGTGTTATTCACAACTATAACCGCCCGTGGGCTAAGGATTGAAATGTTATCTGCTAATTCTGTAAGACCAAATACGTCCGTAGTGCCTAAAAACTGTAAAGAATTAAGGGTTCCCTCGGTATATACAAGGATCTCCTGACGAGTCGCTACTGCACAGACAATCGCTGAACCACGGGAAACTCGTAAAAAACCTGCCGAGTTTGTAACTAAAGGTGTCCAGACGTTGGGCTGATCTTGAGTGGCAAAACGGATTAATAAAGGATCAAAAGTAGGAGCAACAGACCCAAAAGGTGTACACCCAAAGGCTAATAAGTGTTTGTCGTTTTGCGAGACTAGAATTTGCATTACTTCATCAGGCACATCTGAAGCTACCACTCCATTAATAGTTGTATTTTCTAATGGTATAGCTCTATTTCCAAGACCGTTTATATCAAACCAGTAATAAATAGCACCATTACGGATATTAGCAACTAAGTCATTGTCAAAGTTTTGTAAGAACCAATCCCTTTGGGGACTAAATACTGGAGTACTAGCTCCTAAACCCCAGCCAACAGTTCCCCATGTGCCTGCGCCCCAACCATATCCAGCAACACCACCAGCGTTACCTATATTAAGTTGAAAAGCGGCTGTAATTCCAGTGCCACCACCTGAAGTCGAAGATGTAGCCGCAGTTGCAGCGGTAATTCTAAAAGTATTTAAATCTACTACCGTTACAATAAATTCCGTATTTAGATTGGGTGCTGTAATTCCACCAACTGCTACTACACCAGAAAACGTTACATAGTCCCCGTCTAAGGCACCATGAGTACTAATAGCAACTGTAACGGTTTTAGACCCATTGACTGTAGTAAAGCAGTTATTAGTGGCTGGACTAGTAAAGGTTTGTCTAATAGGAGTGATGTCGTATAAAGTTTGACCCGCATCAATATATAGTTTTGTAGATGTACCTAAAGCTAAATAATTAGCTGAATTTGTAGTAATCCAGTTAAAGACTTGTCGACAAGCACCATTTATTATGTAGGCTCCGTAGCGTAACCAGCCGCCTATTTTCTGCGGATAGCCAGAGCGAAAGCGCACTTTATTGCACTCAAAGAACCCACCCTCATTGGTGTAGTTAGTTTGATCTCTGTTTAAACCTGGCTTAAATTGTAGTTTCTGTAGTGGCATATTAACTTAAGAATAAGGCACGTTCATCGTTCCTGCGGGTTACTAGACCTTTTAGTACTTTACCCCCAGCCAGCGTATATTTCAAGAATTCTTCTGCTGC